CCCATACGGCGACGTCGAACTCGACTCGCACGTGATGCGCGTGTGGGAGCGCAACGACTGCGACCGCAAACTGCAGGAGACCGCCCTGATGATGACCGCCACAGGCAGAGCCTTCGGCCTGGTCACCTCGATGCCGGACGGCAGGGCGCGCATAAGTTTCGAACACCCCGACTCGGCGGCTGTCCACTACGATCCGCTCACCGGCGAGGTCGACGCCGGCCTCCTGGTCAGATACGACGAGGAGCACGAATTCGGCACGCTGCTGCTGCCCGACGTGGTCTTCGACGTGGTGCGCGTCCGCGCGGGCGGAGACGACGAACGAGACCGTCTGCCGCCGGGCGTCGAGGGATGGATGTTCCTGCCGGACTCCGCCCGCCCGAACCCGCTCGGCCGCGTCCCACTGGTCGAATTCCGCAACCAGATGCTCCTGGACAACCTTCCCATCAGCGACGTCGAGCAGGTCGAATCCATGCAGGACGCCGTCAACGTCTGCTGGGCATACACCTTGAACGCATTGGACTTCGCGTCCATGCCCGCGAGGGTCATCCTCGGCGGCGACAGCCTGTCCGAACCGGTGTTCGACAAGGCCACCGGAGAGCAGGTGGGCGAACGTCCCGTGAACCTCGACAAGCAGGTCATGGAGCGCATCATGCAGATCACCGGCGACAACGTGTCGATCGGCGAATGGACGGCAAGCAACCTGCAGGCCTTCCTTCCGATCATCCAGAAGGCGGTCGAGCACATCGCCGCCGAGACGCGCACGCCAGGCCATTATCTTTTGACGAACGCGGAGGTGCCCGCCACCGGCTACGAGGTCGCCGAAGCCGGATTGGTCAGCAAGACGTTGGAGCGCATCAGCTTCATGCGCCAGCCGGTGCGTGAGCTGTGCGAGATGGCCATGACGCTCGAGGACGACGAGCAGTCAGCGCGCATCCTCGAGGACTCCAAGGTCGTGTTCGCCACGCCGCAGTACCGCAGCGAGGCCCTCATGGCCGACGCGATGCTCAAATACAAGCGGCTCGGCTACCCGCTGCAGTGGATCGCCGAACAGATGGGCCAGAGCCCCGAGGACATCAAGCGCATCATGCGCATGATCGACGAGGAGAACAGCGACCCGGAGATGGCCGAGATAGCGCGAACCCTGCAGGTCGGAGGTGCATCTGATGACGGTGACGATGGACAGCCTGTCGGACAGCCGGCACACCCTGGCCAGACTATGCCTGCTGGCCGTGAAGGCGGCGGACAAAACATGGAAGGGCGTGGATCCGCGACGGGGGCGTGACAGCTGGAATCGGACGAACGCCGACTTCCTGACGCTCTTCGCCACCCTGCAGACGCGCGCCGCCGCCGACGCGATGGACTCATCCACGCTGATGCTCGCCGAACAGAGCGATTACATCCAGCCAGACGGCGGCATCGCGAATCCTCTCGCATTCGGAACCGGCTTCGCGCCGAGCGGCATCGACCTCGAATCGTATTTCGGCATCCCGGTCACGCACACCCTGTCGGCCATCAAGTCCGGCATGGACGAATCGGATGCCATGCAGGCTGGACGCGCGACGCTCCGCCAGATGGCCATGCAGGCCATCGAGGACACGTCAATCAGCGCGATGGGCGTCAGCATCACACAAAGGGCAGGCGTCGGCTACGTGCGCGTCGAATCACCCGACTGCTGCCCACGATGCGCCATCCTCGCCGGAAAATACTTCCGGCACAACAACGACTTCCTCCGACACCCGAAATGCCACGGCCGCACTATCCCCTGCAAAGGCAAGGAAAAGGCCGAGAAACAAGGCTGGATCACCAGTCCGATGGACCGCTTCAACAATATGAGCGAAGAGGAGCAGGACAAGGTCTTCGGACATGCCGACGCACAGGCAATCAGAGACGGCGCCGACATCTACCAGGTCGTCAACGCCCACCGCGGCATGCGGCCAATCGGACACGGCAACGTCCACATGACCACGTCCGAAGGCACTGGCCGCTACGGATGGAGCCGCATGATTCGCAAATACCAATACGGACAACAGCAACACCGCAGACTCACACCCGAAGGCATCTACAGCTTCAACCTCCCGCGCGAACAGACCATCGAACTCCTGAAGCGCGAGGGCTACATCCTCCCCGACAACTGGAGAACCCAAGTCCCAGCGCTCCGACGCCAGCAATGGCTCCACAACAACGAATGGCGCCAAGGCAGACACGAAGAACAGACCGCCGCCCAGAAACGCCTCCAGAACGCACGACTCCGCTACGAAGCAGCGCTCGCCGGCCGCAACCCGTACCAGCCGGATTCGCCGGTCACGCCTGACGTGCTGGCCAGAGCGGAGAACTCGTACCGCAGATGGCTCGCCAGCAACGGCGAGGTCTACACCAAATGAAAGGAAACACCATGTCCGAAGGACAACAGCAGGATCCGAACACCAACGATCCGGGCGCGCAGGAGCCGCCCGTCGACTGGCATGACAAGTTCCTCGGCCAGAAGAAGGTCAATGGCGATCTCGAGGCGAAACTCAAGGCCGCCTACGAGAAGGCCGACCGTGTGGACGACTTGGAGAAGCAGGTCGCCGACTGGGAGAAGCGCGGCAAGGAATTTGACTCCGCGCAGGCCACCATCGCCGGACTGCAGAAGCAGGTGCTCCAGGCGAACGTCACCGCCGCAGCCACTGGCAAGCTCATCAATCCGGGTGACGCATTGAAGCTTATAGATTTCTCCGATCTGACCGCTGACGATCAGGGAGGATACGACCAGAACGCGATTTCCAAGAAAATCGACGCTCTGGTCGCAGCACATCCGTATCTCGCGCAAGGCGGGAACAAGGCTGGCCTGGCGGGAATCATCCCACCGTCGGGCGCCCGTGATGGCGATCATCAGGCGGGACAGCTTACCAGGGACGATCTGAAGAACATGACCACGAAACAGATCGACGAGGCGCGCCGCAAGGGCCGCCTGGATGATCTGCTCGCAGGCCGCAGCAAGTAAGGAGGCCACCAGCAATGGCAATCACCAATTTCATTCCCGAGGTATGGTCCGCCGCCATCCTCGAAGCCCTGCGCGCGAAGCTCGTCTTTCCGAGCCTGTGCAACCGCGATTATGAGGGCGACATCCGTGAGGCCGGCGATACCGTCCACATTACCGGATACGACGATGGGGCTGCCGGTGCGCAAGTACGTCCGCGGCCAGGAGATCACCGTCGACGATGCCAATGACAAGGAAGCAGCCGTCCTTAAAATCGATCAGTCCGACTATTTCGCCTTCAAGGTCAACGATCTCGACAAGGCTCAGGCCAAGGCGGACATGACCGGAAAGTTCACCAATTCCGCCGCCTACAACATGATGAAGAACGTGGAGAACTACATCTCCAATCTCATGGACACGGCCGTCAGCACGCCAGCCAAGACCGTGGCCGTGGGCACCCCCGCGGACGCGTATCTCGCCGTCGTGGAAGCCGGACGGAAACTGGATGTTCAAAACGTGCCCGACGAGGGCCGCTGGCTCGTCGTCAGCCCCGACTTCTACGCGCTCCTGCTGCAGGACTCCCGCTTCATCGAAGGCACCGAAGCAGGTCATAATACGCTGCTCAACGGCGTGGTCGGCCAGGTGCGCGGCTTCACCGTCGTTAAGTCCAACAACGTGCCGCACAAGTCCGCCAGCCCGGACACGCAGTCCATTCTCGCCGGCACTAACGCCGCCGTGACCTTCGCACAGCAGGTCAGCAACGTCGAGGCCATGCGCATGCAGACCGACTTCGCCGACATGGTGCGCGGCCTCGATCTGTACGGTGCCAAGGTCATCCGCCCCGAGTGCCTGACCAAGATCACCCTGAATCTCTCCACCACCACCGGTCGTTCCCTGCAGGATGCGCAGGCCCCCGTCGTGAGCGATACCACCGCAGACGGCGACGGTGAAGAGGATGCTGCTGCAGGCAAGAAGAGCGGCAAGTAGTCGAGTCCGATGATCGGAGGCTGAAATGACCGCACTGGCCACCTTGGACGACCTGAAAAGCAACGGAATCGAAGTAACCGACGAGCAGACGGCAACCAGTCTGCTCGATTCGGTCTCCGACGCCGTCCGCTCGGCCGCCGGCTGTCCGATCACGCTCGGCGAATGGACCGTCGACATCCCCGGCGAACAGTCCAGGAAACTCGACCTGCCATGCAAGGCCGTCAGAAGCGTTTCCAGGGTGCTCATCGACGGCAAGACCGTCTACGACTGGCGACTCCTCGGATCCTCGCTCTACCGCGAAGAGCCATGGAGTCCCTTCGGGCGCATCCCGTCGGTCGTGACCGTCACCTTCACGGGCGGCTGGAATCCGATACCCGCCGACGTCGTCAGACTCGTCTGCTCGTACGTCGCGGCCGGACTCCACCAGCTCGAGGACGGTGGCCCCGGCGCACACGTCGGCGTCAGCTATGAGCGCGTCGACGACGCACAGGTCGGCTACACGCAAGGCGATTCCGCCCAAATCGACGTGACCGAATTGCCGGAAGCGACCAAGCGCAGGCTGCGCAACCGCTTCGGCGCGAACGTTACGTCGATTGGAGTGTTCCGATGAAAATCAGCGCATCATTCCTCGTCAAGGCCCGCCGCGACGCGGAAAACCTCATGACCGACCATTGCACGGTGACCCGACCCGGCGAATCCACTACGGATCCGGACACGGGACTGCCGAACACCGGCACGGAGCAGGTGTACCAGGGCAAGTGCAAGGTGCAGACCTCTGGTGGTCTCGCCAGCGAGCAGGCCGAGGGGAGTGCTGCCCAGGCCATGGGCGCCGTAAGCCTCGTCTGGTCGCTCTACGTGCACTTTCCCTACGACACCAATGGTTTGCGTGCCGGAGACGTCGTGGAGATCACCGAATCCGCGAACCCGCTGCTGACAGGCAGACGGCTCAGGCTCGTCTCCCCGCAATCCGAGAAGACGCACGCCACCGCCTGCCGCTGGAACGTGAAGGAGGATGCATGAACGCCACGAGCCTGTTCGACGCGTCCGAGCTGACCGCCTTCGCCGACAAGCTGCTCGCCAAAGGCGTCGCCCGCCGCGCGGCGATCACCATGGCTGTGAAGAAAGGCGCGCAGAACGTCAAGAACGACCTGCGCGAAGACCTCTCCAGCTCCGGCAACAAGGCATTCCGACGCATCCCAATCACCTACACGGTGAAGGAAGCGCCGGGACGCATTTCCGCCGAGATAGGCCCTACCAAGGGCGGGGCTGGTTCGCTAGCCAATATCGCGTTCTTCGGAACCGCTAAAGGTGGTGGAACACACCGGTTCTACGAGCATGGCGAGGAAGAGCTGCCAAAGCTCGCGGAATATGTGGCTCGTGCCGCAGTGGAGGGATTCTAGTGCAGTCGATAATGACCTTGTCGAACACGATTCTCGACCATGTGCCAAAACCTGCGGATGGGTGGAAGGTCTTCAAGCAGACCACGCCAAAACCGACGGAGAAGCCACCGTGGGTGATCGAAACGGTCACCACGAACGGGCACATCGTCGGGGAGACGCAACACGTGCATTGCGGCATCGGCACTCTGCTGGTGCGCATCGTGAGCACCACCACCGATTCCGTCAACGTGCTGGCCGATGACCTCATGATTCCAGCCTTGGCTGGAAAACGGTTCGTCGCGCACGGGTTCGACACCGGCTGCCTGACGTTGTTCTCCGATTCCGGCGTATATGCGGCCGGACTCACCGCAGAGGACACAAGCCTGCTCTATCAGGTGCGCCTATTGACTTTCAAATTCAACTGGTCACGCATGTGACCCAATATTTATAAGGAGGAGTCATGGTTTTGACTCTTGGAACTGAAGTTCCTTCCACACCGGCGGACGGTCTGGTCAACACGATCTGGGTGCCGTCCATCAAAAACATTCAGAAGCCGACCGCTGCAGAGATCGGCGCCGGCACCGACCTGAGCAACTACGTCACCCTTGGCGGCTGGTCATGCTCGCCGTCGCAGGATTCCATCTCCGACCAGCGCGAGAACAGCGCGCAGGATTACGAGAATCCCGGACGCAAGAAGATCAGCGGCCCGAGCGTCGAGGTCATCGACAACACCAACACTTCGCATTCCACGCAGAACATGGCAATGGAGACGTTGACCGAGGGTGCGGAAGGCTACTTCGTGCGCCGCTATGGCAAGCAGACGGATTCGACTTTTGTCGCCGGCGACATCGTGAACGTGTACGCGGTCCGCGTCGGCATGAGCGCCAAGGTGGCGATCGCCGCGAACAGCGTCCTGCGCAGCAAGGTCAATTTCTCCGTCCGGGCTCCAGGCTGGGCGGAGAACGTGAAGGTCGCCTGATTCATTCTTCCCGCATCGGACTTTCGTTCCTTTCGCCGGCGCGGGACCCTCTTTTTTTCTCTTCCCCAGTAAAGGAACATGAATATTAGAGCGAAGGAACAACAATGCTTAAAGTCACCAGGCGCACGCGCGAGGTCGACATCATCCTCAACCAGCAGATCGCCGAGGACATCGCCAGATTGGGTGATACGCTGTCCGAGGAGACCACGCGCGAACAGATTACGGAGGCCGGGACGAACCGGCAGGCTAAGGCCACCGCCAAACGCATCGAACAGCTACGCGAACAGGCGGATGCGGAGACATTGAAGCTCACGTTGCGGGCGTTGCCGGTCAGCAAGTGGGCGCAGGCATTGGCCGCGCACCGCAATGAGAACGGCACGAACGACATGTTCGGCACCGCAGCCGCGGCATTGCCGCTCATGCTTGATTCCGCGACCATCGGCGGGACGTCCGGGGGCGACGAGAAGAAGA